GTTTCTCTGTGTCCATAGGTAGTCTTTTGACAGGGCATAGTGATCTATGGCCTATCTTGTGAAAACTTGGTACTCAGAGTATAATTGTCGTGGCATGCAATAGCATGGATTTTGTAAAGATCACTTAACCCACGTTTTACTAGCGCCCCCTGTCGTAGCGCCAAATCTGAGTAGCTGGCTCTGTGGATTCCGGGTTCAGCCATCCCAATTCTTCTACAGTCCACGCTCTGTATTTTCAGTCCCTATCTATATAACCTTTGGGGGACAAGTTGTTGTTTTGTAAGGTAAACCTGTATAAGTATTTACTTATACTCTATACTACGTCATAATTATAAACATATAAGGAGGAGTGATGTCAAGAAGGGAAGAGAGATTAGATGATATATTGACGATTGTGCGAAATGTTAAGAAGAAAGCCATTGTGAGCCGCAAAAAAACAGGCTGGTTCGATAAAGAGAATGCCCTAAATCGTGTAACAACTGCCATAGAGAGAATCCACCGTCTTGGTGTCTCTGAGTGGCATAAGAAACCCGCCCTTGTGAAATGTTGGAAAATCTATCTAGACCTCCAGAGCATGGGTGGCGCTGACGGGATTAGAGACAGACCCAAGATACCTATCAGTGCAGTTGCGAGTTTTTTCAAGACAGGGGGGAAAAGAATTGACAAGGACTCACCTGCACTGTACTCTGGCGGTCTGGGATACGCACATGTGAATTGGAGTTATGTGTATGTAGACCAGAAGGCCACCTCAAACGCATGGGGTGACCAGTACTGGAAACCACATGGGAGAGTTAAACGTGACAGATACGGGAAAGCCTTATCTCTCGAAGATTCTGACTACTGGGTCTTCGAAGACGCTAGAAAAGCGCGGAAACGCCGCATTACAGAAGGTGGTGAGTGAAGTAGAATACCTACTCCGCTTAATCGAGGGTACCCCTGACCACTACACGGGCTACTCCGATGCGGCGGAAGCTCTTGATGTCAGCATGGATGAGTTCGAGGATTCAGTCGTTGAACTCAGGCTAATCAGCAGAGAGTTGGAGAAAAGGGACAGAATAGATGGATAGCCTGACCCCTGAAATCCTAGCACCCTACCTCAAGATAGAGTCTGAGCACTCTATTCGAGCAGCAAATGAGTTCACCAAAGAAGTCCTAGATCACTACCTGTTGGGTGATGAGATGTTGGGCTATAAGCTGCCATGGCCTATGTTCGATGAAACCTTCAGGTTACGTAGTGGGGAATGCAGTATCCTCGCTGGCATAAATTCATCCGGAAAAAGCCTTGCTTTAGGCCAAATAGCCCTCCAATGCATAATACAGGGAGCTAGAGTTCTCTCTGTGTCACTCGAAATGTCTCCACGGTCCCAGTTGATAAGACTTTGGCGACAATCTAGTGTAAACATGAAACCAGACTTAGACTTTGGGTTAGCGTTTAATGAATGGTGCAGGGATAAGCTCTACTTCTTTGATAAGGAAGGTTCCATGGACATGGATACACTGGAAGCCGGGGTACGCTATGCTATAGACAACTATGATACTGATCTAATCCTTGTGGACTCCCTGATGACCATTTCTGGTATCCGCAATGACGATTACACCGCCCAAAAGGAGGTGGTGTGCCGTATCGCTGACCTTTCGCGTGATCTAGAATGCCACATCATTCTTGTGGCCCATGCACGTAAATCCTTCTCCATACGAGACAGGATAGACCGCTTCTCAATCAGGGGTGCTGGAGAACTATCAGACAGGGTAGATAATGTGCTATTATTGCAACGATACTATTCAGAGGACACTGATGGAGCTGATGTTAATTTTGCTATCTCTAAGGCTAGACACTGGGATATGGCAGAGGGTGAGGTAGACCTTTGGATGGACTTGGAATCCTTGAATCTCTTAATGAAGAACCAAGAAGCTGTACAAATAAAGATGAAGGGCGACGAACCAGATGGATAAAAATTGGAAGCATTTCGAGCGCCGGGTGGCGAAACGATGTGGTGGTCAGCGGATAAGTGTGTCGGACAAATTGACTGAACTAGATGTACACCACCCCCTACTTGGTATAGAATGCAAGTACAGAGAAAACCTAAGCCAGTACCTTAAAGATTGGTATCAACAGGCAAAGGAAGGATCAAAGTTGAATCAAATTCCTGTTGTTGCCATTGGGGAGAAAGGAAACTCTCGAATATTCGCCTTGCTAGATTTCGACGATTTAGTTAAACTCTCGCATGCCCTAGTTGTAGAGCCTAAGGAACCTGACAACTACGGCGGGACAGAATAACTCCCTGTGGTGGGACTAGCGATCATGTGGCCCCGTGTGCTCGCTTTGGAAACCAACGGGGCATCCACTACTACAGGAGCACATCATGGAAGTCTCTGAATGAACGACTACCAATCGTTTATCCACAAGTCTCGCTACGCTCGTTACCTCGACAGTAAGGGACGTAGGGAAACTTGGGAGGAGACTGTAGACCGCTACCTCGACTTCATGGAGGAATCTGCGGGCCATAATTTCCCCCCTGAAATGAGGGACGCTATCATCTCTATGCGGGTAGTCCCCTCTATGAGAGCCTTGATGACTGCTGGCAGAGCGCTAGAGAGGGATAACATGGCGGGCTACAATTGTAGCTACATGGCTGTTGACCATACCCGTGTCTTTGATGAGAACCTATACGTGCTCCTCTGTGGCACTGGGGTGGGGTTCTCTGTGGAGCGACAGTATATTGGCAAACTCCCTGACGTATCAGAATCTTTCCATGACTCTGACACCACTATCGTGGTCAGAGATAGTAAGATAGGGTGGGCTTCTGCGTTGAGGGAATTGGTTAGTCTCTTGTATCAGGGTCTGGTGCCTAAGGTAAGTTACGACAGGATTAGACTTGCCGGGGCTAGGCTCAAAGTTTTCGGAGGGCGCGCCTCTGGACCGGAACCATTAGAAAGATTATTCAATCACTATATAAGAATATTCCGAAATGCTGTTGGGCGTAATCTAAGTAGTATTGAGTGCCACGATCTTCTCTGCCACAATGGAGAAGCTGTTGTTGTTGGTGGGGTAAGACGGGCAGCGGAGTTAAGCCTGAGCAATCTCACTGATGAGCGTATGCAGCGGGCCAAGATGGGTCAGTGGTGGGTTGAAGACGGTCAGAGAGCTTTAGCTAATAACTCAGTCTGTTACACTGAGCGACCTGACATAGGCATCTTCATGCGTGAATGGATTGCCCTCTATGAGTCCAAGAGTGGCGAGAGGGGGATATTCAATAGGAAAGCCGCCCAAGACATGGCCCCTGAAAGGCGTGATAACACCTACGAATTCGGGGTAAATCCTTGCAGTGAGGTGGTCCTTAGAAGCTCTGGTTTATGCAACCTCTCTGAGTGCATACTGGACCCCTCTGATAACCTACAGTCTGTAAGCAAATCTGTGGAGCTTGCAGCTATCTTGGGTACCTTCCAGTCCACCCTCACCAACTTCCGGTATGTTCGGCCCATATGGAAGAAGAACGCGGAAGAAGAGCGATTATTAGGGGTAAGTTTAACTGGTATCTATGACTGTCCAAAGATTCTAAATGCGAATGATTCTCATTTGCATCGGCTAAGAGATGTAGCGGTATCAACCAATCAAATATGGGCAAAGAAGCTGGGTATAGAAAGGTCTATGGCAGTCACCTGTGTGAAGCCTTCTGGGACCGTGAGCCAATTAACTGGTGTTCATGGGTCTGGCCTACACCCATCCTACTCAAAGTATTACATCCGTAGGGTCCGACAGGATAAGAAAGACCCTCTCAACACCGCCCTGTTCGCCGCTGACGTTCCCTACATAGAAGACCCCTATAACCATGAAGCCATAGTTTTCTGCTTCCCCATGAAAGCCCCTGCGGGGTCTGTGATTAGAGCTAAGGTTAGCGCTATAGAGCATCTAGAGACATGGAAGAAGTTTGCACTTCATTGGTGCGAGCATAAGCCCTCTGTAACAATCTATGTGGGAGAGGATGAGTGGCTGTCAGTGGGTGCATGGTGCTACGATAACTTTGATATACTTAGTGGGGTTAGCTTCTTGCCTAAATCCGACGATGACCATTCCTACGTTGCCGCCCCCTACGAGGAAATCACCAAAGAAGAGCACAATGCCTTTAAGATTAAACCTATTGTGTGGTCTGATGTGGAAGAGGCAGAAGACAACACCACAAGCAGTCAAGAACTGGCTTGTACTGCCGATGCCTGTGAAATCTGACTTCACTGAAGAGTTGCGTGGTCCGGATGTCTCTGATGAAGCGAAGAAGGAGCGCAAGAAACATATGTTCCATAGCGGATCAATCCCCAAGCACAAGCGTTGGGTTAATAAGGGCTACCTCAGATTTATTTCTGAACTACCTTGTGTGGCTTGTGGTATAAAGGATGGTACGGTAGTCCCCCACCATCTAAAGGGCAGAGGTTCCCCCATGTCTGGAGGGGCCGGGTACAAAGCATCCGATATCTTTACAATGCCTCTGTGCTTTGAATGTCACCAAAGCATGCATAGCGGGGATGCTAACTTCCTTGATGAGCAATTCTACTTTATACTGAAGACCCTAGACAAAGCTGTTAGAGCGGGCGCACTTACTGGGGAATACAAACCTTATGAGGATTACAACGTACTATGAGACTAGAATACGGTAGTGGGGAATACAAGCAAGCCTTAAAAAAATTAGGCTTAAAGGTGTATAGTCGTATTGACCCAACTATGACCGAGTGGGGGCCATTCTCATTTGGTTTCGGGAAGTATCTAGTTGCTCCTGTTATAGAGAATGGCAAGAAAATAGAGTGGCAGATATACCATGACAATCCGGACCCAAGATTTGAGGGGGTTAAGGAGACAATGGACCGTTTCCCAAAAAAAGAGGAGGCAATAAAGTATCTGCAGAGAAAGATTCACATGATAAAAGCGCTAGATTGGAATGACTGACGAGCAGTCAGTAGAAAAGACGTTGGATTGGATGATGGGTAACGTCACCAAGCTCTCCCAAGCAGTCGCTGACAGGAAATACCTCGAAGATTATAGGAAGGTAAAATGGTCCACACTAATGTTGGAAGCACCACCCGGTACTGTGGCTTCTAAGGAGGCATGGGCAACGGCCCACAAAGATTATGGGGGTGTTCTTGAAGGGCTGAAGGTAGCTGTGCAGCAGGAATCTGAACTAAAACACCTATTCACCATAGCGGAGGCAAAGATAGAAGTATGGCGGACAATACAGGCAAACAATCGAGCGGGGGTTGTATAATGAGTGCTGGAGAAGTATACTCAGAGCACCAAGCGTGGCTTGACGACCACGAAAACTCCCAAGCATGGGAACACGAGCAACAGTTATTACATCAGCGATACAAGGAGAAGAAGATGGCATATGAGCAGAAAGACGACACGATCACGTTGTGGATGAACGACAAAAAGTCGAAGGAGACTGACCCCTTGATGACGGGGAAAGGTCTTGTCAAGGGTAAGGAGGTTCGGGCTGCTGCTTGGAAGAACACCTCCAAGAGTGGTAACTCCTACTGGAACATCAAAATCTCTGAGCCACAAGATAATGCACAGAGGTTTGATGTGGCAGAAAACGCAACCCCCAAAGAAGTACCGTTTTAGCCATGGAGATAACCTACCACGACGGGAGCACGATTCAACTCGACTTTGATGAAAAGAAGCACTACTACATGGTGGAGGGTAAGTATGCCCCCTCTGTGACCACCATACTAGATTCAATAGCAAAACCCGCACTCATACCATGGGCCGCTAGTGAAGGGGCTAAATGGTTCCTAGCAAACTACGAGTCTTTCTCACAAGCCGAACTAACCCCAGATGCTATGGCGAAGGGTATCAGGGGAGCGTTTAGACGCAAGTCAAATGCTGCTTTGGATGTGGGCAAACAGGTCCACAAGTGGTGCGAAGAGGCGATACTGTGGAAATTAGGCAAGGGAGAGATACCCCAGTTCCCAGAGAATGAGGAAGCTAGGAATTCAATTAATGGCTTCAGGGAGTGGATAAAACTCAACAACGTAGAGTGGCATACTGTAGAGGAAAAGGTTTACAACAGAGGCCACGGCTACGCAGGGACAGTAGACGCTACAGCCACAGTGAACGGTGAGTATTGCGTTATCGACTTCAAGACTTCTGGTGCTATCTACGCCCCCTACTACCTGCAGTGTGCAGCCTATGCCAAAGCCATAGAGGATATCAGGGGTAAGGAGATAGAGCGAGCCTACGTGCTGAGGTTCGACAAGAAGACTGGTGATTTCGAAGTGGGGTCTTCTGTGGAGATCATGGATAACTTCACTGGATTTCTGGGGTTTCTGGATGGGTACAACAGGCTAAAGACTTTGGAGAATAGGAATGGGAAAGGCTGAGAATTTAGCGAGTATCATGGTGTTTCACCTAGAGTCCGCTATCTCTCTCATGGAGATGGCTGTAGAGTCTGGTGATATGGTTGCCGTACGTACTGTCATCCATGCCGCCAAAACAGCGTCAAAATCCCCGCTGGAAATGGCTATGTGGTCCACATATGAGGACTTTATGGACCCACAGCTAAACCCAGACGCACCCGCTAACGTAGTAATGCTGAAGCAGTGAAACACTGTAGGGGGTACAAGAAGTTCTGGTATTGTGGTCTAGAGGGTGTTCTACAGCCCCTCAGTAACTTTACCAGTAGTGGTATCTACGGTCAGTGCTATATCTGTAAACGTGTAGCAGGAGAATGTACCGACTTTAAGTATAATCCTAGACGGAATGCTATATCTAAGATAGCTTATAAGATAGCTGGTACTTCCACTATATTCTACAGCATGCCGAAAGAGTGGCGTCTGGATAAAAGAGCTATCGCCAAACAACTATATGAAGCGGGTAAAGATGTGGCGTCCGCTATAGAAGCACGAAAAACCCGTAAAAACGGGTTTGTCTATTTCATATCCCACCCCAAGCTACAGGGTGTCAAGGTTGGGCGTGCATTTGATGTCCACTCTAGGCTTTCCACGTACCAAACGTATTGC